CCTTATGTTAGAGAATAAGGAAATTGACAAGAGACTTTATAACCAATTCTTTGATAAGAATGGTATGCTTACAACCCAAGTAATTACTGGTTTGCAAGCCTTGTCAAGAGACACAGATCTACAGCGTTTAATGCAAATGGGTGAGATGGTTCGTAATCTACCTGAACAAGCTTACATGGCTTTTAAGTGGGACGAATATGCTAGAGCTTTGATTTCTTCCCTTGGTTTTGACCCAAGAAACTGGGTCAAGAGTGAAGAAGAAATTATGCAACAGCAACAGCAGATGCAACAGATGCAAATGCAGCAACAGATGCAAGCTCAAGCTGGCAATACCGCTGTAACCACAGCTGGTGCAGTAGCTCAGCAAGCTGCAACGCAGGATCTTCAGCAAACAGGTGGTCAGAACATCCAAGCTCTGATGGCCCAAGCTGGTATTGACCCTGCTCAATTACTAGGAGGAGGTCAAGGTGGCGAAGCGATTGGATAAATCTAAAATGGCTTGTAATCGACCGCAGAAATCTCCTAATCCCGGCAAGAAAAGAGTAGTCAAAGCTTGTGCCAACGGCCAAGAAAAGATTATTCACTATGGTGCTACGGGTTATGGACATAACTATTCTGCTAAAGCTAGAAAAAGCTTTAAGGCCAGACACGGTTGTGATAAAGCTGGTAATAAATTAACAGCCAAATATTGGGCTTGCAAGAATCTATGGGCTGGTCCCGGCGGTTCTAAAGCTTCTTGTCCTAAAGGCAGAAAGTGTAAAAAGTAATGCCTAAAGACGCATGCTATAAAAAAGTAATGTCCCGCTATAAAAAGCACTCTGCTTATGCTTCAGGTGCTATGGTTAAGTGTCGCAAAGTCGGCGCTGCCAAGTGGGGTAATAAATCTAAAAGGAAGAAGTAATGGCTAAAAAGAAAAAGAAAAAAGCTGACTTCTCACTTGAAAAAGAAAAAGGTTTGCATGGTTGGTTTTCTAGAAACAAAGGCAAAGGATGGATCAATTGTAAAACAGGTGGTCCTTGTGGCCGTTCAGATACCAGCAAGGGTTCTTACCCTGCGTGTAGACCAACAAAATCTATGTGTACTGCTAAGGGAGTACGCGCTAAGAAATCAGGAAAGAGAGTATCTTGGAAATGAAATCCAAATTCAAATGTAATTGTGGAACAACCACCAGATTAACTGGTAAAGATGCTCAGCCTAGGGCATGTCCTAAGGCAATAACAAAAACTACTAAGAAAGGTAAGTAAATAAAATGAACGACAATGTACAAGAGACTCCAGAGTTTGAATATCAGAACACTCCAGAGACTAGCGCTGTGGACTCTGCTATTCAACAATCAGAACAATCTCTTGTTGCATCACCTGATGAAGTTAATGCAGCAAAAGAACGGAAGGCGTTTGAAACTTATGTCCAAAGTAATGGTATCGCAGTACCTGAAAACTTTAAGGACATTGGTAGCTGGTTTGACAGTCTAAGAAACGCGCAGAAAGCATATACTCAGAGCCGTCAAGAGATCGCTGATCTTAAAAAGAAGTACAACGATACAACTGATAACCCTCAGTATAAACCCACACCTACCCCAGAGAAACCTAGTGTACCGCCAATTAAAGAGGAACTAAGAATTCCTGATAAGGCTGAAGCTCCTAAGGAACAGTCTGCTCCTGAAGTTGCGCCTATCACTAAGGAAGATTGGGATAAGTGGTCAATTGAAGTATCTGTTAAGGGCGCTCTCAGCGATGAGACAATGAATGAGATTCGTCAGAAGACAAAGCTGCCTGACTTTGCAATTCAAGAATACATGCAAGGTCAGCAGGCAAAGCTTCAACTAGCTTTCGGCAAAGCTGCTGAACTTATCGGAGGTCGTGAAAGACTTGCCGAACTATTTGGCTGGGCTAGCCAGACTATGAACCCTCAAGAAATTAAGAGCTTAAATGCTGCTCTTGCTACCCCATCGTGGGATGTAGCTCTTATGGGTTTATCCTCAAAGTATGAGAAGTCTACTGGCAACTCAGCCAAGCAAAAGGAACCAACTAAAGGTAGACAGGTTCCAGTCGGTAGTACACAGCAGGCAACTGCTGGCTATCAGACTAAACGGGAATTCTATGCGGACAGAAACAACAGCCGTTTTAACACGGACCCTAAGTTCCGGGCTGCTGTAGAATCACGCATGGCTAGAACTGATTTCCGTAGTTTACCTTTCTGACATTGATGAATACTTGCAACAGTCCCCCGTTAGGCTGGATATGAAGCAAGGACTAATCACCAACCCAAAGACTCCTAGTGGAAAAATCAGTAAGTTGGCTAAGTCAATCCTCGTAACTTTTTATTTGATTTAAAACACTAACTCTAAGGAGTAATAAAATGCCATTTGACAATTTAGGCGACAATAACATGGTTTACCGCACATCAACAACAGCCGCTACTTCAGGTGGCGCAGCTGGTGCAAACAAACTTTGGTTACCAATCTGGAGCGGTGAAGTTATTCACGCTTACGACCGCTATAACATGTTTGAAAACATGGTTATGCCAAAGACCATTGCTTCAGGCACTACCGCAGAATTCCCAGTAACTGGCACAGTCGCTCTCAAGGCCGCTTGGAACGCTGGTGAAGAACTCGCAGGCGGTTCTTCAGCTTCAACAACTTTCTCAATTAAACTTGATAAGCGTCCAATGGCCGCTCACTTTGAAATTGATAATGTTGACCAGCTTCTAACTCAGTGGGAATTCCGCGCTGAGCTAGCTCGTCAGGCCGGTTTAACTCTTGCCAACACCCGTGATAAGCAGATTGCTGCTTACATTGCCCGTGCTGGTGCAGAGTCTTTACTAGCTTCTGATCCACGAACTGGTCTTACTGTACCAAATCAGGCACTATTTAGCGACGATGCTTTTGACCACCTAGGCAATAGCGGCTCAGGCGCACCTGATAGAACTACAGCAGCTCTTAAAGTTCTTAAGTCTATTGAAGACTTTATGGTTCACCTTCAAGAAATTAACGCACCAACTGAAGGCGTATATTGCGTTGTAACTCCACGCGCATTCCAAGATATTCGTTCACTTGGCGTTGCCCGTGTAAGCGGTGATCTTAATGCTGGCGCTGGCCGTCCATTCTTTGGTGGCGTAGCTGAAGCTGGCGGTCTTGGTGCTCCACTTGCAATGGGTATGCACAATCTGGCTGATTCTCTTGAGTATCAGGGTTGCATGATTTTAAAGAGCAACCACTTACCAGTTGCAAATTATGGTGCAAACGAAATTGGTGAAGCTCGTTATAACCTTACAGGTGGAAACGCTAAGGTTAAGGCTCTTATCTTCCAGAAGGATTGCGTTGCCTCACTAAATCTACAGGGTCTAAAGGTTGACACTGTTGATGATGTTCGTCGCAATACCACCTTCACAGTTGCTAGCATGTTCAAGGGTACTGGCGTACTTCGTCCAGAACTTGCTGCAGTTATTTGTGGTGAAACTGACACAAATACAAGAGCGCTTCTAAGAACAGGTCTTGCTATGACTGCAGAGTATGTTGTTACTGGCTAATTTTAATTAACCTATCAATCCCTATCAAGAAAGGAGGAAACACTTGTTGTTTGTTTTACAATCTTGAGAGGGGGTGATCTAATTATCTACGCGGTAGTCCCTTAAGTGGGACTACCGTGTTTTCTTTTCCAACTAAAGGAGGCTATTATGGGAATGATTACTAAATTACAGGCCGTTAATAACATGCTTTTGGCTGCTGGTGAATCCCTAGTAGCCGACTTGGATAACGAGTCTGGTATTGATACTGAAATTGCTTTGACTATTCTTGAAAACACTAACCTTGATTATCAGTTAAGAGGTTTAGTTAATAACAAATATGTAAGAAAGATTAACCCTAATGTATCTAGCAAGATTATTTTACCTATGCCAGATGCCGATGAAGAAGGTATTATCTCTATTGAATTAAAGTCTGTTCACTTTAACAAAGATAATCAACCTATTTATACCCGGTTACTTAATTCTTCACCACCCCGTATGTGGAATGTGACTGATGATACTGATATCTTTCCAAAAGATAAAGACTATTATTGGGAAATCATTCAGAAAATCCGGTGGGAAAATCTAGACACGCCTGTACAACGGGCTGTTATGACCACGGCTATGCGTCACTATCAGGTCGTAACCCAAGGTGACGAAGCTACTGATGCGTTCTTAGCTTTTCAGGAACAGTTATTTAACGCTAAGCAGAGAGCGGCTGATATTAATGACAAGAAGAGAAACATCTTCTTAACTGGCGATATAGCTACTAGAGCAGCCGTTAACCGCGTACCATTCTCATCTGACCCATCTAGATTCCGTTTCTGGAGAACCATTTAAAGGAGGTTTAAATGCCCCCAATTAGAAAAAAAGGACCACAGGGTTCTCTTATTTCAACCCGATTACCTGTATTTTCGCTTAGCGGAGGGGTAGGTAGACAAGCTCCTAATAAGAGATTACCATCCGAAGCAGAGAATCTAGACAATGTTCTGCTTAGTTTAGAGAAATCTTTTGAAAAGCGCGGTGGCTTTAGCCTTATGAAGCCAACTGGATATGATGCAAAGACATCGTATTCTTTTACTAACGATACTTCCCGTATTGATATTTCCCGGTTTAACTCAATCCCTTCTTCACACAAGGTTTGGTTTTACTGGTTTGTAATTAACTCTGATAATACCTTCCTATTGGGCATTGACTATACCGCTTCTGGTAATACAGAGCCTTTATTCTATGTATTAAAGGTTAATCCAGACAACAGCTGGCAGGATATCACTCCATTACCTCAATGGGATCCAGAAGATCCTGCTATTCCAACAACCT